ATAACCCTTACAGCTTTTTTGGTGTTGGTATTGCAGAAAACATGGACGATACACAAACATTGATGAATGGTTTTATGCGTATGGCTATAGATAACGCTGCATTAAGTGGTAATCTCATTATGGAAGTAGATGAAACTAATCTTGTGCCTGGTCAAGATTTATCCGTTTATCCAGGTAAAATATTTAGGAGACAAGGGGGTGCGCCTGGTCAAGCTATCTTTGGTACAAAGTTTCCAAACGTAGCAGGGGAGAATATGCAACTATTTGATAAGGCACGAGTGTTAGCCGATGAAAGCACAGGTTTTCCTAGCTTTGCACATGGACAAACAGGTATATCAGGTGTGGGACGTACAGCGTCAGGTATATCTATGTTGATGTCGGCAGCTAACGGTTCTATTCGCAACGTTGTCAAAAATGTGGACGACTATTTGTTAGCACCAATAGGTAAAGCATTTTTTAGTTTTAATATGCAGTTTGATTATGACCCAAAGATAAAAGGTGACTTGGAAATAAAAGCACAAGGAACAGAAAGTCTTATGGCTAATGAAGTACGTAGTCAAAGACTAATGCAGTTCTTACAAGTTGCATCAAACCCTGCATTAGCACCGTTTGCTAAGATGGATTATATAATTAGAGAGATTGCAAAGGCTATGGATCTTGACCCTGATAAGGTTACAAATAGTCTGCAAGACGCTGTGATACAGTCTGAAATATTTAAAAAGTTTCAAGAACAAATGCCACAGCAACAACAAGCTCCACAACCTGCTGAAGGACAACCTGCACCTGCAGGAGCAAATGTTCAGGATGTTACAGGAGGGGGAGGTTCACAAATAGGTACAGGAACAGCACCTGCACCAGGAGAAGAAGGATTTACTGGTAATGTCTAAGATTAAAGAGTTGACGAATAACAAAGAACTATGGGAAGCTTTTGTAGATGAGTTACAAAGATCCATAGTAAACTATCAGCGAACAATAGAGCAAACAGAAAAACCATCCGACATTTATAGGTTGCAAGGTGCTATCTCTGCTCTTAGACGTTTGATGCAATTAAGGGACATGATGAATAATGGAAAAAGCTGACGAACTTAACAGGGATCAACAAATGAAATTTGCCTTTATGAATGAGGGTGGTTTTTTAGATGGGCAACCTCATGTATTTAACGAAGGTGGTGTACTTGCAGATGATGGAATGGATAAAGACCCTGTAAGTGGTAATGACGTTCCGTCAGGTAGTATGGCTAAGGAAGTTAGAGATGACGTTCCTGCCATGCTGAGTGAAGGCGAATATGTTGTTCCTGCCGATGTCGTTAGGTATCATGGCATAGATAAGTTTGAAGACCTTAGAGAGGAAGCAAAGATAGGTCTATCTCGTATGGAGGCTGATGGAAGAATAGGTGGTGAGCCTGTTGATGAAGACCCATTTCCTTTTTCTGCAGAGGAGTTAGAGGGTTTTCAAGAAGGTGGTGCAGTTGGAGATACCTATTCTGATGTTATGGGCGATACGTTTACACCTGGTCAGAGGTATCCATCATCGCCACGTTTTCCTGGTGTTGGATTCGAGCTACGTAATTTTACAAATCCAAAAACAGGCAGAGTTGTTGTTATACCTTTCTTCAACGGTATGCCAATGCAGTACATACCACCAGACTTTTTAGAGGGTGGACAAACGAGTGGTACAGGAACTTTTGATCCTGCTGCTGATGAGAGAAGTAGACAAGAAGATGAAGCAGAGAAAGCTAGACGAAGAGGCACACAAGGAAGAACAGACGAATTTATAAAAGACTATATTAAAACACAACAAGGTCAACCTCAACAGGCTGCAGGTAAATCTTTTGACCAATATACACCTGAAGACTGGAATAACTACATTAAAAATGCTGATAGCAAAACAGCCGACATAACATCTAAGTTACCCATTATCGGTGATCTACAAAGAATGAGTGAAAGAGCAGCACGTTCTTTTGCAGAAAAAGCATTACGCTCAGGTATTAACCCTGCAACAGAACAACCTCTAAGCTCACAAGAAAAACTAACACTTCAAAGAGTTATGATGGTTGCGCCTAACACAAGCATGACAGAGGCTGTTATAAATGCTGTGACAGGAAAGGGAGAAACTATAAAGGGTGTTCCACTGTTTGAACAAAAAGGTTTTGAGACAGACTTGCTACCTGACGTATCTGGTTTTAAGGAAAAGCCAGTAGGAATTACAGATGTGCCTCCTCTAGGAGAAAGAAAAGTAACAGATGCTAGAGAATTTTTAGAAAAAAGAGGAGACTTTGAAGTACCTGATCCTAATATAGATGCTAAACTAAACGAGAAGATTGAAAAAGAAAAAGCAGAAGGTCCTATGACTATGCCTCTGGAAGATGCACAGGCACAGTTTGAAACTATTGATGCATCAAAACAAAAAGAATATCTTTGGGTTACATTCCCTGGCAATAACAAACCTGTCAGGGTAGAAAAGACAGAAGCATTAAAGTTAGGTGAAACAGCTCTAGCTAATATAGATAAGGATGTTGATATACGAGGAGTTGCAAAGGTATCCACAACAGGAGACAACAGAAGAAAGATAGTATCAGGAGCAACTCTTGATAAATTTATCACCTCTTCAGGACTTAAAGTTGCACCTGTAGAACAAACAAAAGAGGCACTAGAAGAAAACATAAAGAGTGGACCTATAAATAAAGATACAGGTCTTGTTAATAAAATAAAAAGTATATTTGATTTTAGTGCCACTGGACAGGAGATGACACCTGAAATAAGAGAAAACTTATTTGAAAACGAAATAAGGACTGATATATTGCGTGACGAGGCCAGTGTTAATAGCATTGAAGATTTAGCTAATAGTGGCACTCTACAAGATAAAGGAACAGTAGTAGATAAAGATGGTAAAAAATGGGAGTCAGAGGCACAAGGGGAAGCATTTTATAAACCTTATCTAGATTCTAGAGGTAAATTAACCGTAGGTCCAGGACTATTATTGGAGGGTAAACCTAATGCAAACAGATTATATTCCACTTCAGAGATAAACACTCTGTTTGAGGAGGCTTTTCAAGGTGCAAGAGAGTCTGTTAAAAAAAATTACGACACAACTAATATGCCCAAAAATGTAGAAAAAACTTTGACAAATGTAATTTTTCAAATGGGAGAAAATAGAGTAGTAAATGAATTTAAAAAATTTACAGCAGCAATACGAGCAGGTAATTATGATGAAGCGTCAAAGCAGTTAGTAAAAAACTACAAAAAGCGTTTACCAAATGGTAAAGAGGTATCTGCATTTTCCTATGAAGATGGAGCTTATGAAGTAGGACCAACACTATATGCAACACAAATGTCCAATGTAGGTAGTACGAGGCACTCAAGAAATGCTGCTAACCTACTTGCAAAGCCAGTTGAACCTAGAGTTGCTGTTGCTAAAGAGGTTACAACAGGAGATATGCTCACTAAACCTGTGCTACCTGACTTAACAGCGTTTAAACCTCAGCCTCAACCAGAGATGACACCTGAGCAGTTTAGAGCAGTAGAACAACAAAAAGCTATGATGCAGGGTATGCGTCAACCATCTGACCCAACACAAGTGGGAGCAGCTCCTTTAGCACCTACCATAGATACTCCAGGTGGTTTTGAAGTTCCAACTGTAGGAGTGGATGCAGCTCCAAGTGCTTTACCTGTTGAGCCAGGGCCACTACAAGACCTACCTGTTGGTGTATCAATAGAGGCTGATGGACAATTTACAGGTACAGGTGGATTAGGAGCAGTACAACCCACCACAACACCTGTGGTAAAAAGAGACTATGAGTTGCCAGGATCTTTGTCTGAGCAAGAAGTGATGAGAAGACCCACAACTTTCACTGGTCCTACAGGAGCAGGTATAGGCCCTGATGCCACCGACCCTGATGCTCAAACTCAAGTATCCCTAGCGCAACAACCTTTGAAAGTCACTGATACGACTCCTATGGTGCAGCCAGAAGTAAAGTCTAAACCTCTTGAGACAGAACAAACAGGAGTATTTAGATTATTTCCTGAATATGAGATAGCTAAAAATCAAGCTAGAATTAGAACAGAAAATAAAAGAATTAGTGGTGTGGGACAACAAATAGAAGATGCTTTTAATTTTAAGTCTGATATAAATACTCTACCAAAAATTGACTCTAAAGACTTAGCACCCTCTACTACATCATTACCCTCCTTATCTATGGCAGATGTGGGACAAAAAACAGAGCTACAAGATAAACTAGAATCCTCTATTAGAGTTCAGGCAGAGCAAGATAGACAAAGAGCATTAGAGCAAGAGAAGTTTAGACGAGAGCAGAACAGATTAGCTGAACAACAAAAAAGAAGAAATATTGAAATAGCTAATAAGTTTAAGACTTCACAACAAGTAAACACACAGTTACAAAAAGAACTAGCAGACGCTCAAAATAAAAGTAACGAACTTTTAGATAATATAAAAAAGAAAGATGAAGAACTAGCAGCAGCTAAAGAAAGAAAGTTTAGAGAACAACAAGAAAAAGGAATATATGACGAAACACAAAAGAATGTGCAGGAACAAATGGCAGCAGCAGCTAAAGAGCAGGAGACTGCAGCTAAAAAGAAAAGTGAAGACAGAAAGTCTGCATATATACAGCACCTAAAAGATGTTGGGAACGTTGAAGGTGGGCCAGGTGGTGATGCTATGGTTCAGATTGAGAGACAGAGGCAAGAACAAGTAAAACAA